AAGACGGATTCGCAGACAACATCGACTACACCGGCATCCCCTACCCCAGCACCAAAGGGAAAAACGCAGTCAGTGGTTGGCCTTGTGTTGTCGTTGGAGCTATTTGTGAAACCTGGACTGCAGCAGCCGAACGTGTTCTTCGAACCACAGCTAGTGGGTGGAATACCAAACAACATACTGATGCAGGACTCAATAATGATGGACCTGTTGCAACAAACGGGCTTTAACCAGCCAGCCTATAACCAAGACTTAGGATTTGAGCAATGAGTGATTTAGATAAGTTAGACCAGGTACAAGGCTTCGTAGATAAGTGGGTGACTTGGGCCAAGCAAAACACCATGGTAGCGGGATTTATTATTGCTGGCGTACCGGCTATTTTAGGTGCTGGCTATACAGGTATTACCAAGTTTAACGAAGTCAAAGAGATGTATGAGGGCTACAGCGACACCGCATCGTCTGCATCAGCCGCTGAGCGTAAGGTCAAGATACTAGAAGAGAAGGTAGCTGACCAGCGTGAAGTAATCGCCAAGATGCAGGAGCGTTTAGCCGAGGCACTAATGGCAGCTCGTGAAGCTAAGATTGTTGCAGAAAGCACACAGAAAGAGTTACGTTCTGGCTTAGCCGCACAAAAAGTTGAGCTAGACGTGACAAGTTCTACACTGCGCTCTGAGATGAATACACTAAAACGTGCAACTACTAACCGATTGGGGAACTAAATGTTATCTTTATTTTCAACACTAGGCGGCTTGCTAATCTCAGGATTGCCGAGCGTATTGGGCTTCTTCCAAGATAAGTCTGACAAGGCGCATGAACTTAAGTTAGCGCAAATGCAAACCGAGCGTGAGCTACAAATGCTAGCCGCTGGTTACGCTGCACAAGCTAAGATGGAAGAAATTCGCACAGACCAGATTGAGATGCAGACAGCTGCTCAGATGCAAAATGCGGCACTTGACCACGATAAGAAGGTTATGGAAAGAGCCAGCACATGGGTAGTTAACTACGTTGGTACCGTTCGCCCTACAGTGACTTACCTATTTGTAATAGAGTTAGTAATAATTAACTTTTGGTTGTGCTACCAATTATTTAAGATGCCTGGTTTGATTACCGGTGTAAATGACCTTGAAATTATTAGCGAAATGATTTTCTCTTCTGATGAGATGGCTATGTTAGGGGGCATCATCGGATTCTGGTTTGGTTCACGCAACTGGGATAAGAAGAAGTGAAAGTAAGCGAAAAGCTTATTGAAATGGTTAAACACGACGAGGGGGTGAGAACCTCCCCGTATCAGTGCCCTGCACTACTTTGGACCGTTGGAGTTGGACATGTTATTGACCCTACACACGCTAGAGTTCCACTGGCTAATAGAAAACAACTACCTATTCCTGAAGGTTGGAATAGGGTTTTAAGTATGGATGAAGTCAACGACATTCTAAAGAAAGACTTAGCGCGCTTTGAGGCAGGGGTTCATCGTTTATGCCCAGGTGAAATGACGCAAGGTCAGTTTGATGCGTTGGTTAGTTTCTCGTTTAACGTCGGTCTTGGTAATCTTCAAAATAGCACATTGCGCATGAAGCACAACCGTAAAGAATTTGAGGCCGCTGCGAATGAGTTCTTGAAGTGGAACAAGGCTGGTGGTAAAGTGCTAAAAGGGCTAGATAAACGCCGCAAGGGCGAAAAAGCCTTATACGAATCTTAGGGTGAACTATGCCATTCCAAAAACTAAATTTTAAGCCGGGAATCAACAGAGACCAGACTAACTACTCCAACGAGGGTGGTTGGTACGAGTGCGACAAAATCCGCTTCCGCTCTGGCTTTCCAGAAAAGATTGGTGGTTGGGTTAAGGCTACTTCAGAATACATGCTTGGCTTTTGCCGCCAGATGTTTGGGTGGATTACGTCTTACAACGACAACTTTCTAGCGTGTGGCACTAACGAAAAGGTATACATTGAGGCGGGCGGATATTTCTATGACATTACTCCATTACGCCCTACAACACCAACACTAACAACACCTGTTACTGATAACTGCATAACCACAACTAATGGCTCTGCTGTAGTTACTATTATTGCTGTTGGCTCTGATGCTGACGTGGGTAACTATGTAGACATATCTGGTGCAACAGCTGTAGGCGGCATACCAGCAGCGACCCTTAACGCGACCCATAAAGTAGATACAGTTATTAACGTTAATGCGTTTACTTTCACTGTTGGTGTGAATGCTACGTCTGGTGCTACGGGTGGCGGTACAGGTATTAATATAAGTTTTGAGATTGACACTGGATACGGTACTACTTTACAAGGCTACGGTTGGGGTACAGGTGTATGGGGCGGCAACTTTGGTTGGGGTTTATCCAGCCCAGACCCAGTATTTTTACCGCAACAAGATTGGTGGTTTGACCAGTTTGACAACGATTTGGTGATGAACGTCCGCAATGGCCCTATTTATTATTGGGAGCGCGGTACAAATGCAACACCTGACGTAGCCCTAGCAACTAGAGCTTTTTTGCTCGAAGACTTAGCGGGCGCAGCGGACGTACCTGATTCTGCTATGCAGACTTTGGTTTCTCAAAACGATAAACATCTATTAGCTTTTGGTTGCCAACCTTACGCTGGTTCAGCGGGCGACTTTGACCCACTACTTATTCGCTGGGCTTCCCAAGACGACCCTGGTATGTGGACGCCACAAGTAACTAATTCTGCTGGTTTTATTCGTGTTTCTCGTGGTTCCTTGATTGTTAGGGCTATACCAACCAAGCAAGAAATTCTTGTGTTTACTGAGGCTACGCTAAGTTCTTTGCAATTTACTGGCACGACTGACGTATTTGCACTGCAAGAGATTGGTGATAATTTATCTATTATTGGCCCACGAGCGGTTACCGTAGTTAACAACATGACCTTCTGGATGGGTCACGATAAGTTCTATGTATATACAGGACGTGTAGAGACGCTACCTTGCACACTACGTAACTTTGTGTTTAATGATATTAACTTTGACCAATCAGACCAAGTTATTGCTGGTACAAATGAAGGTTGGAACGAAGTCTGGTGGATGTATCCAAGTGCTAACTCTAACGTTAATAACAGATATGTTATTTTTAATCACTTAGAAAGAATTTGGTATTACGGCAATATTGAGCGTAATGCTTGGCTAGATAGCCCATTACGTGACTTCCCACAAGCTTCTTATACTGATGCCACTTTAGAGCGTAGTTATTTACTTAACCATGAAGACGGCACTAATGACGATGGTGTTGCTCTAGCTGCATACATCCAATCTTCTGACTTTGACATTGCCGAGGGCGACCAGTTAATGCTTACACGTCGTGTAATACCAGACATTAACTTTGAAGGGTCTAGCGCAAGCAACCCAGAGGCTAACTTTATTATCCGCCCACGCAACTTCCCAGGCGGCGCTTATCAATCAAATGCTAGTAATACGCAACGTGTTATCCAGACTGTGGTCAATCAATACACAAACGAAGTGTTTATGAGAGCTCGTGCTCGTCAAGTTGCCCTACGCGTTGAATCATCTGGTTTAGACACACAATGGCAGTTAGGTAGCCCACGTCTAGACCTTAGACCGGACGGTAGAAGATGACGATTAAAAAGTTCGTTGCCCCAGCGTTACCCACGGCACCCGCTGAATATGACCAGCAGAGGACAGACCAACTTAACTATTCCTTACGTCTGTATTTTAATAACTTAGATGCTTTTTTAACTGCTATTTCCACACCACAAAACGGTGCTACAGCAGACCGACCAACTCAGAACTTGCAGATTGGCCAATTTTATTTTGACACAACCCTCGGATACCCCGTTTGGTATGACGGCACAGACTGGGTAGATGCCGCAGGAACAGTAGTATAAAAGTTAACGACATGATAATATTCAACATAATTAACCCAGCGGGGCAAAGATGAGCCTACATATAGCAGCACAACATTTAGCGTCTAAAGGACGTGACGGCGACACCGAATTAGTCCACATGACTAAAGGTGAGATTAAGGGTCTCCAAGGACTAGCTTTGGCTGCTGGCGGCTCACTAAGTATTAACCCTAATACAGGTCTTGTAGAGGCTAATTTTTTAAAGCGTATTTTACCAATGGTAGCAGGTGCGGCACTTTCTCCGTTTATTACACCTATGGGTGCAGCTGCTTTAGTAGGCGGTTTTGAGACAGTTCGTACAGGTGATATTGGTAAAGGCCTATTAGCTGGTCTAGGCGCTTATGGTGGCGCTGGTTTAACTAGCGGATTATCGGCAGGTGCTTCCTCTGCGGCTACTGAAACCGCCGCTGCCAATGCTCTAGGTGTTCCAGCAAGTGCTGGGGCTACTGCTACTGGGGCTACGTCTCAAGCTGGTATGTTGGCGGCTGAGAATGCGGCTATGGGTCTTACTCCAGCTCAGTCCGCTGCTCAAATTTCAGGTTCGGCTGGGTATGCTGCGGGTGCAGCACCAATGTCATCAGCTATGCAGACTGCTAACTTAGCAAGCTCTGGGTTTGGTCAGTTAGGCACTGAAGCGGGTAGGAGTGCTGTATACAACGCATTACCGACTGGTACATTACCAGCATTAGGCGCAACAGTAGTAAACGCCATGACACCAGAATACGAAGTTCCTGGCATTCCTGAAGAAGATTACGGTCCGTACAAGTTAAAGCGTCTGTCTCCTAATTTCCGAGGTTCAACTCCAGTACAACCAAATCCATATTACAGACCTACAGGTCTAGGCTATGCCGAAGGTGGCGGGGTTAAAAAGGAAGAAGAAAATTTAGCTTCCGCTGTTAGCACGGCTACCAATACTCAAGCTGCAGCACCCGGCACAACAGGTGCACCGGATTGGGCTAGTGCGTTACTTAGAATTTCACAAATGCCTGGGAATAGTTTTGCGGGGCGTATAGCCAATGCGGTAGTTAATCCTCAGCAAGCTGCTTCAGCAGTACAACAAGAATACCAAATTGACCCGCGTACAGGGCAAGCTTACATACCTAGAGGTTTAGGATACCCCGGCTATGCAGCTGGTGGTGGCGTTATGATGGCTGCTGGAGGCTCTTATGAAGATGAACCTTTAGGCGATGATGGTATGGCAGCTGGCGGTATTGCTGCTTATGCTCCGGGCGGAAAGATTCGTGATTTGCCTGAGTCAGTAGGTATTCCAAGAACTGGTATTTATCGTGATACAGATTCCGATACTGCTAGAAAAGATGCCCTAGAAGCAGCTATAATTCGTAATAAAAAGCTAGCTAAAGCAGCAAACATTAAGCTAGCTGCAATGCCTAAGACTTCCGTTAAGGGTCTTGGTGATGTAGAAGAAATGGCTGGTGGCGGTTCTTTAGGAGGTTACTCAGATGGTGGTCGCATGCTTAGAGGTCCTGGCGATGGTATGTCTGATAGCATCCCTGCCACTATTGGCCGTAAACAACCCGCGAGGTTGGCTGATGGTGAGTTCGTTGTCCCTGCTGATGTTGTGTCGCATCTCGGGAATGGTAGTACTGATGCTGGCGCTAAACGGTTATATAGC